GGTCAACGCAGCGCGGAACTACCCTAGGCAGAACCCCGCGATATTATAGCGTTCTCGGTCTCCGGAGGGGGTGACCATGCCCGATTCCGGGGAGCTGCGCGTGGAATACGCCGACCTGGGGAGCCTCGTTCGGGCCCCCAGGAACCCCAAGGAGCACGACGTGGGCCTCCTACGGGCTTCTCTCGGCCGCTTTGGGTTCGTGACCCCAATCCTGCTCGATGACGCCACTGGGCGCATCGTGGCGGGCCACGGACGCCTTGACGCGCTCCAGCAGCTCAAGGCGACGGGCGGGTCGCCGCCGGAGCGGGTCCGGGTGGAGGATGGTCGGTGGCTGGTACCGGTGATCCGGGGTGTGGCGTTTGCCTCGCCGGTGGAGGCCGAGTCCTACCTGGTGGCCGACAACCAGACCACGATCCTCGGCGGGTGGGACGAGGCGCGGCTGGCGGACCTGCTGGCCGACCTCGCGGCGCAGCAGGCGTTGGCGGGGACGGGGTTCGACGCCGCCGACGTGGACGCGCTCCTGCGCGATGTCGCAGTGGCGAACGCGCGGGGCGAGGCGGAGCCGCCGGCCCATATCGACCAGGCGGCGGAACTCCAGGCGAAGTGGGAGACGGCGCGCGGGCAGCTCTGGGAGATCGGTCGGCATCGGGTCGTCTGCGGCGACGCGACCCGCGAGGCGGACGTCGCGCGAGTCCTCGACGGGGCGACCCCGCGCCTCATGGTGACGGACCCGCCCTACGGGGTGGACTACGACCCGGGATGGCGGAACGACGCTGCGGCGAAGGGACTCATCGCCTTCGCGGCGAGCCGCGAAGGCGCCCCCGCCAACGACGAGACAGTCGACTGGTCGGCAGCGTGGCGCCTGAGTCCGGCGTCGGTTGCCTACTGCTGGCATGCCGACCGGCATGCCAGCGCCACGCAGGCGAGCCTCGAGGCTGCGAAGTACGAGGTCCGCTGTCAGATTATCTGGGCCAAGACGCGGTTTGCCATCAGCCGCGGGCACTACCACTGGCAGCACGAGCCGTGCTGGTACGCGGTCCGCGCGGGCGCCTCGGCCGACTGGATCGGTGACCGGAGCCAGACGACGCTCTGGACGGTGCTCCTCGACCCGAACGTGGACGGCGGACATTCGACGCAGAAACCCCTGGAGTGCATGGCCCGCCCGATCCGCAACCACGCGGGCGACGTCTACGATCCCTTCCTCGGCTCCGGCACGACCCTCGTCGCCGCCGAACAGCTCGGCCGCCGGGGCTACGGCCTGGAGATCGAGCCAGGCTACGTCGCGGTGATTCTCGAACGCCTCAGCGCGATGGGCCTCACGCCGCGGTTGAGCCATGGATAACGCCTGGGAGTTCCGCTGGGCGAGCGAGTCGGGCGCGCAGGGCATGGCCTACCCGGAGGAGCTGCTCTACCTCGGCTTCACGCGCCTGCGGCCACATCCGGCCTATCCCGGCTCGTGGCTCATGGTCCGGACGGTGCCCCGTGAAACTGCCTGACGGGATGCTCACGGTCACCGCCTACGCCAAGCGGCGTGGGGTGACGCGCCACGCGGTGGAGCAGCGCATCGCGGCGGGGTCCCTCCCGACGGGCGCGAAGAAGCGCAAGGGGCGGTGGGTCATCGTCGACGCGGAGAAGGCGGACGCCGAGTGGCTGGCCAACACGCGCCCGTACGTCATGGCGGGCCCCGGGAAGACGAACGGGGCCCCGTCGCCGCTCCAAGACGCTACGCTTCGGGAGCGGAAGGCGCGGGCCTGGGCGATGGAGTTGGAGATCGCGCGGAAGACGCGCGAGCTGGTCCCGAGCCGCGAGGTCGATCTGCGCTGGTCGGCCCACGTGGTGGCGGCGCGGACGCGGCTCCTCGGCCTGCCGAGCCGGGCCAAGCAGCGGCTCCCGCATCTCACGGGGGCGGATATCGGGATCCTCGAGTCGCTGATCCGGGAAGCCCTGGAGGAACTCGCGGACGAGACGCTCGCGGCGGCCGCCACCCCGTGACGACGCTCTCGGAGCTTGAACAGCACGTCCGGCTCCTCTGGCGCCCGCCGCCGCGGCTGCATCTCTCGGCCTGGGCCGACCAGAAGTTCATGCTCCCGCCGGGGGACGCCAACGCGGGGCGCTGGCATACGCTGCCGTATCAGCGCGAGATCATGGACGCGATCTCCGATCCCGAGATCGAGCGCGTCACCTGGATGAAGAGCGCGCGCGTCGGCTACACGAAGTGCTTCTGCGCGGCCGTCGGGTACTTCATCGAGCACGACCCGTGTCCGATCATGGTCGTGCAGCCGACGCTCGACGACGCGCGCCGGCACTCGAAAGAAGACATCGCGCCGATGCTGGCCGAGGTGCCGGCACTGCAGGGGCTCGTGGCGGAGGCGAAGGCGAAGGACAGCAGCAATACCACGCTCGACAAGCTCTTCCGCGGCGGGTCCCTGTCGCTGATCGGGGCCAACAGCCCGCGGGGGTTCCGCCGGACGTCGCGGCGCGTGGTGATCTTCGACGAGGTCGACGGCTACCCGGCGAGTGCCGGCGGCGAGGGCGATCCGATCGAGCTCGGCATCCGCCGGACGGAGTACTACTGGAACCGGAAGATCATCGCGGGGTCGACGCCGACGATTGCGGGCGCTAGCGCGATCGAGCGCCTCTTCGAGGCGGGGGATCAACGGCGGTACTACGTCCCGTGCCCGACGTGCGGGACGTTTCAGGTCCTCCGCTTCCCGAATCTCAAGTGGCCGGACGGGGCGCCCGAACTGGCGCACCTGATCTGCGCGGAGCACGGCTGCGTCATCGAGCATCGGGCCAAGCGGGCGATGATCGAAGCCGGGGAGTGGCGGGCCGAAGCGCCGGGGCACTTTACCCCGTACAACCGGCATGCCTCCTTCCACCTCTGGGCCGGGTACTCCTACAGCCCGAACGCGACGTGGGGGCAATTGGCGGCGGAATTCGTCAAGGCCACGCACGGCGGGCCGGTGACGCTCAAGACGTTCGTCAACACCGCCCTCGGGGAAACCTGGGAGGACGAAGGCGAGAAGGTCGAGCCGCACGTCCTCCTCGCGCGGCGGGAGCCCTACGGGCCGGCGGTGCCGCAGGGGATCTGCTGCCTCGTCTGCGCGGTCGACGTCCAGGACGACCGCCTCGAGGTCCTCGTCGAAGGCTTCGGGCCCGGCGAGGAGGCCTGGCTCGTGGAGGCGCGCGTGATCCCCGGCGATCCGTCGCGGCCGGAGCCCTGGGTGGCCCTTGATGAACTGCTCGCCCAGCCCTGGCCGCACGCCTCGGGCGCCCAACTCATGATCCTGGCCACCGCGGTCGACTCGGCCGGGCACCGGACGAACGACGTCTACACGTACGTCCGAGATCGCGCGCATCTGCGGGTCTACGCGATCATCGGGCGCGACGGCAATCGCCCGGCGGTCTCGGCGCCGTCGCAGAAGCGCAGTGGGCGCAGCCCGCGGCCCGTGCCACTCTTCACGCTCGGCGTCGACGGGTTGAAGGGCCTGCTCTACTCGCGCTTGCGGATTCCCGTGGCGGGGCCCGGGTACGTCCACATTCCCAGCGACCGGAGCGGCTTCGACGCTGAGTTCATGGCGCAGCTCACGGCGGAGAAGCTCGTCACCCGGTACAAGCACGGCATCCCGACGCGGCGCTGGGAGCAGACCCGGCCGCGCAACGAAGCCCTCGACCTCGCGGTCTACGCGCTCGGGGCGCTCAGGCTGTTGAATCCCAAGCTCGAACTGATGGCCGAACGGGTGCGCGCCGCCGCAGTCGCGCCCCCCCTGCCGGTTCTCGATACGACCGGCGACCCGGCGGACCCACCGCCGGCGATCCCGCCCGCGCCCGCGCCGCCGGGGCGGCGGGTGTTTCGGTCCTCCTACATGGATCAACGGACGTTACCGCGAAGGGACTGGCGATGAAGTACCCGGCGCACTGGAAGACGCTCAGTCGGATGATTCGCTACGAGCGGGCGAAGGGGCGTTGCGAGTGTACGGGGGAATGCGGGCTGCACCGGACGCATCCAGGGCCGCGCCGATGCGAGGAAATGGACCAGCAGCCCGCGAAGTGGGCGAAGGGCATCGTTGTGCTGACGGTCGCGCATCTCAACGGACCCGGCGGCGTCTGCGCCTGTGATCCACTCTGTGCGGACGCGGCCCACGTCAAGGCGATGTGTAACCGCTGCCATCTGCGCTACGACGTAAAGCTCCACCAGCGGAACGCCTTTCTTACGCGGCATACCGGGAAGGCGATGGGAGATCTGTTCGGATGAATCGCCCCCACGCCGACTACCTCGTGGCCTACTCGCGCGCCGGGAGCGCCGCAGGCGCCGCCCGCCTCCTCGGCTGTAGCCGCCGGATCGTCTACCGGCACCTCGAGCGCGCGGGCGTTCCGGTCCGGGGGTATCACCGCCGGCCGACGGTCCTCCGCTTGGTGACGGCGAGCGACCCGTTGGCCGAGTGGCATGTGGTTCGCAAACGAGAGATCGACGTCGAACTTCGCCTCCTCCGCGCCCGCTGGCTCCGCCTGCTTCGCGAGTCCGCGCGCGCCCCCGGAGCCAAGGGTGGGCGACTCTAGCCACCGCCTCGGCCCCCGGCTCGGCCGCCTGCACGCCTACCGCGACCGCGGGGCGATTTACGTCGAGGGCCTGCGGACGTCCGCCCAGGCGGCGATCCTGACCGCGGGGGTCGCGAAGGGGGCGGACTTTACCGGCACGGCCTGGGCGATCGGCCTCGGCGTCGGCCTCTTCGTCCTCCTCGAAGCCGCGAAGATCGCGCTCGGCGCCCTCGACTACGGGCTCGGCGTCTACCAGAACCAGACGCGGATCCAGGGGGAAGCGAACCCGGTGATGATGCGGATGGTCGACGCGCTCGAGCGGCGGGAGACGCGGCCGTGACGATCCGGGTCGTCTTCTGGCTCCTGATCGTGGCCGCGCTGCTGTGGATGACCCTCCTGCACTGAAAGGGACTCTATGCCCATCTGTCAGTTCTGTCGCTGGCGTCTCATCGACGGGTTATGCGGGTGCACGCCTGCCATGGACTGGGGCGGGCGAATCGACGCCTTGCTGATGATGGCGCGCGCCGCCGATGAGATCAATGTCGCCCTCCCGTCCGATCGCCCCTTGCGCGGCGCGGAGGTCATTATCCGCGGAGCGGTGACGATGTTCGATAGCCTCTATCCCGGGTGGCGAGACTGGCGGGTCGAAGGAACTTTCCGGAGCTCCTAGCATGTCGACTGCGGTAAAGCATGGGGAACACCCCAAGTTCACCGCCACGCTCTCCCCCGGCCGCTACCGCGTCGTCGTCGAAGGGCGCTATACCCAGACGCCCGGACTCACCGCCGCGGGGGTCAAGTCCGTCCGCTGGAACTCCGACCGGCCGGGCAAGCGGCAGGCCGAGCTCCTCGGCCTCCGGACCGCGTTCCTCTGCTGGTTCATCGAGACCTGGGTCGCCCTGGGCGGATCGTGGGCCGAGGGGGTCCGGCACGTGACCGGGTATCCGTTCGCGCGGTTGCAGCGGCAGCGGCGGAAGGCCCGAAAACGACACTAGTAATTCGCGAGTAGTTTCGCGTAAGCCTTGAAGTATGGCGAGCCTAGTCCCGGCGGAAACGGTCGATCGCTTGGCGGGGATTGTCGAGGATCACGTCCGGGGGAGCGTCAAGCGCGCGGTCCTCCTACAACGCATCGCCGCGGTCCGGGAGGAACTGATGGGGGCGACGCCCGAGCCCGACGCGCCGCAAGGGGGCGAGTAAATGGCTTGGACGGCGGCCGACGTCGCGGCTCTGAAAACCAGTATTGCGACGGGGACGCGGGCCGTCCAGTACGCAGACAGAAGTGTGACGTACCACACCCTGGCCGAGATGCTCGATCTCCTGCAGCGTATGGAAACCGAAGTCGCGGGGACGGTCGAGACGGGCGAAACGGCCCGCCCCCGGTCCTGGGCCGTCTATAGCACCAAGGGGTTCTAGCCATGGCGCTCTTCGGTCCGTTTCTCCTGGTCCTCTCCACGGGGGATCGCGACCGGCTCGATCGGATCGCGAAGGCCGCCGAATCGCTCGACAAGACGGCCGCGGCCATCCTCGAGAAGCTCAACGCGCAGGACGATCCCGACGCGCAAGCCGCCATCGACGCGGCCACCGACCGACTCAAGGCGCAGAACGATCAACTCGAGGGCAAGGTAGAGGAGACGCGTCCCTCGCCGTAGCACTACCCCACAACACCCCCACAAGGAGATGCCCGATGGCGATGGACCTGACCGCACTAGGAGCCGAGCTCGACCGCGACCGCGACGTCAATAGTTCCGCCGAGACCCTGATCGACCGCCTGGTCGCCGAGGTCGAGGCCAACAAGAACGACCCGGTGGCGTTGCAGGCGATGGTCGACCGCCTGAAGGCCAACAACGACACGCTCGCCGCCAAGGTCGCGAATACGAGCGGCGCGCCGACGACCCCGCCGATCCCGAACGCCTAAACGCGGCGGGCCGTGAACCTCGTTCATCGCCTCGGAGCGGCCTGGTCGGCGCTCCGGGGCGTCGCGCCGCCGGTCAGGAATCAGGTCCCCTACGAAGCGGCCGGGTTCGGCCGCCGGGCGAGGGGCTGGTACGCGCCGGCGATCGGCCCCAATGACGCCCTTCTCGGTGGCCTCGAAACCCTCCGCGCCCGCTCCCGCGCCGCCGTCCGGCAGGACGGCTATGCGAAGGCGGCGATCGACAAGATCGTGAGCAATTGCGTCGGCACCGGCATGGTGCCGGAGAGTCAGGCCCCGGATCCCGAGTTCCGCGCCGAAGTCCATCGCCTGTGGCTCGACTGGACCGATGAGTCCGACGCCGACGGGACGCTTGACTTTTACGGCCAGCAAGCCCTCGCGATGCGCGAGTGGCTCG